CGCGGACTCGGAGGTCGAGGAAGAATCCGAAACCGAGGACAGCGCGGCACAGGCCGCCGCAGAGGGGCTTACGGTGGCGGTTCCGAGGGACAGCCTTTCGGACGCAGCCCTTGAGAACCTTCAGAGGATCGTGGATTCCAAGGCGGCGCTCATCAAGAAAGCCATCGGCACAGACAGCCTTCCGATTGAGGTGACGGATGAGAAGGTATCCTTCCCTTGGTTCACGGAGATGGACGGCGATTCCGCAAAGGCATATATGCATCTTGTTTCCGCACTCTGCGAGATGGCGAGGAACGCCAAGCGCGTGACCGCCACGGAAAAGGAAGTGGACAACGAGAAGTACGCATTCCGCTGCTTCCTCCTGCGGCTGGGCTTCATTGGCGCGGAGTACAAGGTCGAGCGGAAAATCCTGCTGAAGAACCTCACGGGTTCCTCGGCTTTCAAGAACGGAGGTGCCGACCATGAGATTTCCGAATAAAGAAACGGTAGAGCGTATCCGCAGGGAGTACCCTGCGGGCGCACGGGTGGAACTGGTGCGGATGGAGGATGTGCAGGCTCCGCCTGTCGGAACGAAAGGCACCGTCCTCGGCGTGGACGATACCGGCTCCCTCCTCATGCGGTGGGACACGGGCAGCGGACTGAACGTGGTCTACGGCGAGGATATCGTGAAGAAACTCGCCACGGTCACGACCGTCTGCTACGGCGAGAAAAAGGTATGGGATTCCCGCAAGGAAGCCGCCGACTTCTTCCTGCAGGCCATCGCGGGAACGGAAGGCGCGGAGTGCGAACGCTATACCACGATTTATACAAAGCTGGTATCGGGATTGGAGGTGTGCAGCGATGACGCAGACGATTAAGGAGCAGATTCTCGCCATCCGCGACACGGGGCTTACAAATATGTTCGATGTGAACATGGTGCAGAGACTTGCCTACGAGCGTGATTTCTACGAACTGGTCACCTATCTGGAGGAGCATCGGAAGGAATACGTCCGCTTCATCCTGACCGGCGAAGAGGAATAATATACACAGTTTCCACCTCGGATATTTGTGTAGATTATGGCTCGGAAAACCGCAGAAATGACTTGCTATTATGTGCTTTCAGAGTGATATATGTACATACCGAAAGGCAAAGAAAACACCGAAAACGGAGGACAAAGACCATGACGATCAACGATGCAATGAGAACCTACAGACTGCCGAATCCCACCACGCCGGAGAATTTGGAATGCAGATGGAGCAAGCTGCTGACCTTCGGAGACAAGGTGGTCATCGCGGGATACTTCTACAACGGGCAGAACAAGCCCTGCTACTTCGGAGCAACCTACGAGTTCCTTGACGATGACCATACCTGCGAAGGAACCATCGGGCTGCGCGCGGCAAGCGAGGTTGAGTTCGGGGATGACGGACACGCCATAGCCTGGGCGATGCAGCAGTAAACACAAAAAGCAAATAACCGAAGGGACGGGCCGGAAGGCTCTGTCTCTCGTACAGAAAGAGTAAAGGACGGCTTGCCATTGGCAGGTCATTTTTTATGCCATTTTGGAGGTGGTGAGAGTGCGAAAACTGAAGAAATACAAGCCCACCGAGTTCATGGCGAAGACATCTCACTACGATAAGGAAGCCGCCGACTACGCCGTCATGTTCATCGAGTCGCTCTGCCACACCAAAGGTACATGGGCGGGTAAGCCCTTTGAACTGATCGACTGGCAGGAGCAGATCATACGGGACATATTCGGAATTCTGAAACCGAACGGCTATCGGCAGTTCAACACGGCGTATATCGAGATACCGAAGAAACAAGGCAAGTCGGAGCTTGCCGCGGCGGTGGCGCTCCTGCTCCTCTGCGGTGACGGCGAGGAACGCGCCGAGGTGTACGGATGCGCCGCAGACCGCAACCAGGCAAAGATCGTATTTGATGTCGCTGTGGATATGGTGCGTTTCTGTCCGGCTCTCACAAAACGGGTGAAGATACTGGAATCGCAGAAGAAGCTCGTGTATAAGCCGACCAATTCATCCTATCAGGTGCTTTCGGCGGACGTGGCGAACAAGCACGGTTTCAACACGCACGGCGTTATTTTCGATGAGCTGCATACCCAGCCCAACAGAAAGCTTTTTGACGTCATGCTCCAGGGTTCCGGCGATGCGAGGATGCAGCCGCTTTATTTCCTGATCACCACGGCGGGCAACGATACGAATTCCATCTGCTACGAGGTGCATCAGAAAGCCCTGGACATACAGGCGGGACGGAAGGTCGATCCGACATTCTATTCCGTCATATACGGCGCGGCGGAGGACGAGGACTGGACGGACCCGGCGGTCTGGAAGAAAGCCAATCCCTCCCTTGGCATCACGGTCGGCATTGATAAGGTGAAAGCCGCCTGTGATTCCGCAAAGCAGAATCCCGGCGAGGAGAACGCTTTCCGTCAACTGCGTCTGAACCAATGGGTGAAGCAGTCGGTCAGATGGATGCCGATGGACAAGTGGGACGCCTGCGCGTTCCCCGTTTCCGAGGACGATCTGGAAGGCCGAATCTGCTATGGCGGGCTTGACCTTTCAAGCACCACGGACATCACGGCGTTCGTGCTGGTGTTCCCTCCGCAGGACGAGGGGGACAAATACAGTATCCTTCCATATTTTTGGGTGCCGGAGGAGACGCTCGACCTTCGTGTGAAGCGAGACCATGTTCCCTACGACCTTTGGGAGCGGCAGGGGCTTCTCATGACCACGGAGGGGAACGTGGTGCATTACGGCTACATCGAAAAGTTCATCGAACGGCTCGGTGAGCGTTTCAACATCCGTGAGATCGCCTTCGACCGATGGGGTGCGATACAGATGGTGCAGAACCTTGAGGGCATGGGCTTCACGGTCGTTCCGTTCGGACAGGGCTTCAAGGATATGTCCCCGCCGACCAAGGAACTGATGAAGCTGACCTTGGAGGAACGCATCGCGCACAGCGGTCATCCCGTCCTGCGCTGGATGATGGACAACATCTATATCCGCACCGATCCCGCCGGAAACATCAAGGCAGACAAGGAAAAATCGACAGAGAAGATCGATGGCGCGATTGCGACCATCATGGGGCTTGACCGTGCCATCCGCTGCGGGAACGACACGGGCGAAAGCGTATACGACACCAGAGGGCTTCTGGTGTTTTGAGGAAGGAGCGTGATGAGAAATGAGTATATTTTCGGGGCTGTTCAAATCGAGGGACAAGCCTGAGAACAGGACGCCGGGCAGCAGCTACGCATTCTACCTGGGCGGTTCTTCCTCCGGCAAGCTGGTGACCGAGCGGAGCGCGATGCAGATGACAGCGGTTTACGCCTGTGTGCGTATCCTGTCTGAAGCCATCGCGGGACTGCCGCTCCATATGTACCGCTACAAGGAGGACGGCGGTAAGGAGAAAGCCATCGACCATCCGTTATACCTTCTGCTCCATGACGAGCCTAATCCGGAGATGAGTTCATTCGTGTTCAGGGAAACGCTGATGACTCATCTTTTGTTATGGGGCAACGCCTATGCGCAGATCATCAGGAACGGCAAGGGGCAGGTCGTAGCTCTGTATCCGCTGATGCCGAACAAGATGACCGTCAACCGCGATGCGAACGGACAGCTTTATTACCAGTACCAGCGTTCATCCGATGAAGCGCACACCATGAAGGGCGATTCGGTGATCCTCCGTCCGTCCGATGTGCTGCATATTCCGGGGTTGGGTTTTGACGGGCTTGTGGGGTACTCGCCGATTGCGATGGCGAAGAACGCCATAGGGCTTGCGATAGCGACCGAGGAGTACGGCAGCAAATTCTTCGCAAACGGCGCGGCTCCGAGCGGCGTGTTGGAGCATCCCGGCACGATAAAGGACCCGTCCCGCGTAAGGGAAAGCTGGCAGCAGACCTTCGGCGGCTCGGCGAACAGCAACAAGATAGCGGTGCTGGAAGAGGGCATGAAATACACGCCTATTTCCATATCGCCGGAGCAGGCGCAGTTCCTCGAAACGCGCAAGTTCCAGATAAACGAAATAGCGAGGATTTTCCGGGTGCCTCCGCACATGGTGGGCGATCTGGAAAAGAGCAGCTTCTCCAACATCGAGCAACAGAGCCTTGAGTTCGTGAAGTACACGCTCGATCCCTGGGTGGTCAGATGGGAGCAGTCGATACAGAGGACGCTCCTTGCTCCCGATGAGAAAAAGACCTACTTCGTGAAATTCAATGTGGAAGGTCTGCTCCGTGGAGACTACGCCAGCCGCATGAACGGGTACGCCACGGCAAGGCAGAACGGATGGATGAGCGCAAACGACATCCGTGAACTGGAGAACCTCGACCGCATCCCGACAGAGGACGGCGGCGATCTCTACCTCGTAAACGGCAATATGCTCCCGCTGTCACAGGCGGGCGCTTTTGCAGATACAGAAAACAACGGAAAGGAGGACGAATCCGATGAAGAACAGGAAGTTCTGGAATTGGAAAAATCAGACGGACGAAGAACCGTCCGCAGAGCGGATCCTTGAACTGTACGGCACGATAGCCGAGGAAAGCTGGTTTGACGATGACATCACTCCGGCAATGTTCAAGGAGGAGCTTTTCGCGGGCAGCGGTCCCATCACCATCTGGATCAACTCGCCCGGCGGGGACTGCATCGCAGCCAGTCAGATTTACACCATGCTGATGGACTACAAGGGCGATGTGACCGTAAAAGTGGACGGCATCGCGGCGTCTGCGGCATCGGTGGTCGCTATGGCGGGTACGAAGGTGCTGATGGCTCCTACCGCTCTGATGATGATCCATAACCCGGCAACGATGGCGTTCGGCGATCATGCGGACATGGAAAAGGCAATCGATATGCTCTCCGAAGTCAAGGAAAGCATCATCAACGCTTACGAGATCAAGACGGGGCTTACGCATACGCAACTCTCGCACATGATGGACGATACCACCTGGATGAACGCCAAGAAAGCCATCGAACTTGGATTTGCGGACGGTATCTTAACGGATGAAAAGCGCGAATCCGCAGCGACAGCCGAGGGTTACGAATTCGCCGCGTCAGCGGTGGAACGCTCCCTCATCAATAAGATTTCCGGCAAGGCGAAGGTCAAGCCGGAGAAGAAACCCGAAGGACGCCCGGTCGATGAACTGAGGGCGTCTCTTTACAAAAAACTGCTTTAAGCAAGGAGGATTTTACCATGACTATTACAGAGATGAGAAACAAGAGAGCCAAGCTGTGGAACACGATGGAAGGATTCCTCGATACCCACAGAAACGACATGGGCGTCCTTTCCGCAGAGGATGACGCCACCTACTCCAAGATGGAGCATGACCTGGACAGTCTCACCAACGAGATCAAGCGCATGGAGCGCAGGGACGCCATCGAAGCGGAACTGAGCAAGCCCGTGAACCAGCCGATCACCGAGGCTCCCGAAAGGGCTGCGTCCATCAAACCTGACAAGGTCGGCAGAGCATCCGATGCCTACAAGGAGGATTTTGACCGCCATCTTCGCGGCAAAATACTCGTTCACAATGTGCTGTCCGAGGGTACGGACGCTGACGGCGGCTACCTCGTGCCGGAAGATTTCGAGCGCGACATCGTGACCGCTCTTGAGGAAGAGAACGTGATCCGTTCCCTTGCCAAGGTCATCACCACACAGCATGAACGCAAGATTCCCGTTGCCACGGGACACTCTACCGCACAGTGGACTGCGGAGAACGCCGCGTACACCGAAAGCAATCCGACCTTCGGTCAGAAGCAGATCGATGCTTTCAAGCTGACTGACCTTTGCCGTGTGAGCGTGGAGCTTCTGCAGGATTCCGCATTCGACATCGAGGACTACCTCATGAAGGAATTTGCCAGAGCCTTCGGCATTGCCGAGGAGGAGGCGTTCTGCGTGGGTACCGGCACCAACCAGCCTACGGGTATCTTTACCGCAAGCGGCGGCACGGTCGGCGTTACGGCAGCGGCGAACAACGCCATCACTGCGGACGAACTTATCAGCCTTGTGTATGCGCTGAAGTCCCCGTACCGCAGGAACGCAAAGTTCCTCATGAACGATGCGACCATCTCCGCCATCCGCAAGCTGAAGGATCAGAACGGCGCATACCTGTGGCAGCCTTCGCTCCAGGCGGGTCAGCCCGACAGACTGCTCGGCTACGACCTTTACACCTCGCCTTATGTTCCGACTATGGCGGCGGGTGCGCTTACCGTGGCGTTCGGCGATTTCAAGAACTACTGGATCGGTGATCGCGCAGGGCGTACCGTGCAGAGACTCAACGAACTTTACGCTACCAACGGTCAGATCGGCTATGTGGCTACAGAGCGTGTGGACGGCAAGGTCATCCTGCCGGAGGGCATCCAGCTTCTGAAGATGAAGACGGCTTAAGGGAAAGGAGGCGGCGGTGATGGATACTCTGCTTGAGAAAGTAAAAGCAAATCTGATTCTTACGCATTCGGCGGATGATGAACTGCTGGAAGGCTACATTACTGCCGCCGTTTCCTATGCGGAAAGCTATCAGCACATTGCGGAGGGTTACTACTCGGAGAACGCCATGCCTGCGACCACGGAACAGGCGGTCATCATGCTGGCAAGCCACTTCTATGAGTCGAGGGACGGCTCCACGGGCGGTTTCTTCGCTGACAACACGAATGCGGCGCAGCAAGTATGGAACACGGTCAACCTCCTTCTTCGGCTCGACCGGGATTGGAAGGTGTGACTATGAGCTTCGGAAAGATGAATACCTTTATCTCTATCGTGGAAAAGCAGTTCACGCAGGACGATGAGGGCTTTAAGACGGAAACGGATGTGACCGTTGCGGAGGTACGCGCTTACCGGGAAGGTCGGCACGGCAGCGAGAAATGGGCAAATATGGCCACCTACTCGACCGCCACCGACCTTTTCCGTTTTCGCGTGATACCCGGCGTTACGGTCACCACGGAAATGAAGATACTCTGCAGCGGGCATACCTTTGAGATCACTTCCGTGGAGAATGTGAAAGGCAGAGGTATGTACCTTGAGGTGCTGGGGACGGAGGTGAAAAAGAGTGGCTAAAGCGACATGGAAAATGCCGGAGGAGTTTCTTATGAAGGTTTCCAGGCTTGCGGACAAAACTGACACCATCATTCCAAAGGTTCTGGAGGCGGGTGCTGAAGTCGTGGAAAACAGGGTGCGTTCCAACCTATCATCCGTTATCGGGACAGGTACGAAGGAGCCGTCACGTTCCACGGGGCAGCTTTTGTCCGCTCTCGGAACATCACCTGCCCTGCAGGACAGAAACGGCGATTTCAATGTGAAGGTCGGCTTTGCCGAACCGAGGTCTGACGGCGATAGCAATGCCAAGATAGCGACCGTTCTCGAATACGGCAAAAGCGGACAGCCTGCAAAGCCGTTTTTGAAGCCTGCGAAATCGGCATCGAGGAAGGCTTGCATTGATGCGATGAAGGCAAAACTGGAATCGGAGGTGAACGGCATATGAGCCTGTTATCTGAAATCAAGGCTGCGGTCACGGACTGCGGTCTTTCCGTGGAGACAGGCGTGTTTTCCGATGAGCCGCCGGATGAATATGTCGTGGTGACTCCGCTGGCAGACACCTATGAACTTCATGCGGACAATGCTCCCGGATATGAGACGCAGGAGGCGCGGCTCTCCCTGTTCTCCAAGGGAAATTATATGCAGCGTAAGAAGCAGCTTTGCAATGCGCTCCTTGCCGCTGATTTTACGGTCACGGACAGGCGGTACATCGGACACGAGGACGATACGAAACCACTGAAAAACATATCATAA